CCCCTCGGGCTGAACGTGTATCCATGATAGAAAACGCTCGCTTTTATCCCGATGCTGGCTTATCAACTGCTCGCGTTGCGTCTGCGGGGATGGAGTATCTCTAAAAAGGTCAGCCTGAATCATTCCCCGCCCCCTTTGCGATCCCCGCAGTAGCTCCGCGCGTCGTCGTCATCCTTCCATGGGTGCGCGAACGCATCCAGCTCCATGCTCGTCTGTTCCGCCCGTGGGTAAACGTGGAACGCGCAGTCCCATGCCAAGCCGTGCATGGCCAAGCCAAGGGCGGGCGTCGGGCACGGGCGGCCCTTGAGCGCGCAGGAGGCGCAATGATCGATCATGGCCGGTATCTCGTCGGAGAGCGCACGTCAGGGCCGCAGTAGGCTCCGGCGAGGGCGCGGCAGAGGGCGGATAGGAAGCGGATGATTGCGCGGATGGGCTTCATGGATGCTCCTTTTGGTTATGCTATGAGTTGATGTGGACAATAAGCGCCACAATAAACCAGACTTCAATTGCGAAGCCTAAACCCAATGACCATACTGGGCTTTTTTTCTCTTGCTGTCTCGCAAAAAGAATTCTGTTTGACAAAAGTTGCAAGGCCATAAAACCTAAACCAATGCTGAAAAATAGTTTCATACATGCCTCATGAAAAGCCGTCGCAAGGAATCGAACCCTGGACCTGCCCCTTACGAGGGGGTAGCTCTACCACTGAGCTACCGCGGCGAGTCCCGCGCTTGGCCAACGGCGGCGCGGGGTCTTGTACTCTCGCCCCTGTTCTCGCCGGGGCCGGGCGCCGCTATCTAACCGCCGGGACGAATCACCGTGCGGGGATGTGCTATCTCAGATCGATGTCGGGAATGATTACCGACGGTTTGAATATGACGCGGTAATGCGATGTCGAAACATCGGCGGCCTCCAACTGTTCAGAAAAGTACGTTACGTTGTCCGACAAGCCTAGGTAGTGCTTGAGGAATTCGCCGTTGTCCGTCTTTACCGTAACCACCAGATCGCCGTCCCCATCGACGATTATAGCGAGCCTGCCCTCGATTGTGAGGATGTACTCGCCGTTTATCCCGTTGTAGAAAACCACGCGCCGGGACAGCTCGAAGTTCTGTTCCGACCGTTCGAGATTGGCACGCGCAACGGTTGCGTCGTTCTCGCACCCCATGAGCATTACCGCCAAGATTACCGCAAGTATTCCGATAGCCTTTTTCATTGCCTTCACTCCTTTTCTATGCCTGTTTTGCCGGATTGATCCCCGGCGGGATGTCGTGCCCTTCGTATTCCTTGACAAATCGCTTAACTGGCGCGTTCCGCCTTGCCCGCTCCCGCTTGGCTTGCAGGCGCTGGAAAGCTTTCCAGTCCTGATCATGGATCGACCGGTACGCCTGCCGCGCCCAGTCCTTGAGCGTCCGCTTGTACCATCGCCCGATCCAGTCCGAATACTTCTTGCGGAGCTTGGGGAAGAACCGTGCAAGCAACCTCCGCCACCATTTGGCGTAAACGTCGGACTCACCTTTCTTCCAGAGCCCGCGTCGGTTGGCCTCATGGTTGGCCGCCGCACGCGCCCGCTTCGCCTGTTTGGCGTTCATCCTTCGCGCTCCTCTATCATGGAATCGGCAAGTCGGTATGCTTCCTCCGCAGTACATCCGGTACTCGTTGATCCGGTCCAATTGCCCGCATTGTCATGAGCACTTGCTAAACCAGCAAGCGCCATGCCCGCAAACCAGTCGCGAAGTGACATGCCGCCCATCGCATACGAATCTGGATTTTCAGGGCCTCTACCCATATCTACCGTCATCTGAGGGAAAGCCGCTCCACCATTATTCCTGTTCATTTCCCCCCCCGCATGATCCGGCGCATCCTGCGGCCCTTCCACGCGGGAGGAAGCCCGGAAAGATTGAATAGCCCCTTGCTCGCGCCGGACGCGTTGTTAACTTTTCCGTGCCGCATCGGAATAGTGAAAAACAATGCCAGCACCGCGAAAAACCCCAGCTTTTTGATCATCTCACCCCCTCGGCCGAAATTGCCTCGGCCAGATCCTCGACAGAATGCGCGACGACGGCAATCCCGCCCAACTTGCGCACGTCATCCAAAAAGTATCGTTGCTCCTGCGTGACCTTCCCGCCGGGAATCTTGCACTCTACAGCAAGGAAGCGCCCGCCGCGAAGGCACACGATGATATCCGATGACCCAAGCGAGCCATACGACACGCCGCCGCGCCGCCCGGTGTTGTTGCGGATGACCACGGCGCCGATGGCGCGCAGGTAGTCAAGGCAGTCCTTGACTACAATGCCTTCGGGCGTGCTCATGCCTTGACCCGCTCGCCGAACTCCTTGTGGAAGCGCTCGTTGATCGCCGTATGGAACTTGTCCGCGTCCTCCGGGCCGAATGCGTCCATGAGAGCCGAGACAGTGGCCGCAGGCTCCGCAAAAGCCGCGGTCACTCCCTGCATATAACGCGCCGATGCTCCCGCCACCAGCAGGTCGTACAGGTCGCGGTGCTGGTCGGGCGTCATGCCTCGGCCTCCGGCTGAACCATCTTCATAAAAAACCTTCCGGCTTGACTATTTGAACCGTCGCGCTTGTAAGCAATGGCACTAACAATGGCTTCATCAAATGTCCCATACGATCGCGCCGTATCTTTACCATTTATCCAAACATGGTAGGAAATACAATCGGATGGTTCTCCCGTTTTCACGGTGCATCCACTTACTTTCCATGGGTGGTACTCGGCTATGGTGTATTCGCGTACATCGTATAACACAACGATTAAACCCCACGAAAACATATTACTAAACCGAATTTTGGTTATGTCGGTTGTACGGTCCATTACGTCTCCACCTCGTCCGGCTCTACGATCAATATGTCCCCCGCAACGGAGACCCGTACATACTCCACCCCGCGCGCCTGGATGCCGTCAACGAGGTACTGCGGCACCGTGATGACCAGCTGCTTGCGGCCGGTGGGAATTTTGATCCTCTTGATGACCCTTGGTTTGTCCATGACGGTATTATATGGGCATTAATATCTTATTGTCAACGTATTTTTATAATTATATTACTATCCCTCTATTGACAATCGTAACCGGTTATGGTAAAATTTATACCAGATTTGGAGGCCAAAATGGACGAAATTGATAGCAAGCTGGATTTGATTGCAAAGATGCTTGATGATCTCAGGCAGGACACGACGACCTCTCCGAGGGCACACGCTCGGATACAGGCCGCTTACAATGCAGTAATCAAGGCCCAGGCGTTTGAATTGCGAGACAAGGGCAAGTAATCGCAGATGGCCGCCTCCGGGCGGTCTGCCGGTCCAAACCGGCAAAGGATGGAGAGGATGATGGTACAGCTTTTAAAAGACGGGAGACGAATCTGCTCGCGTCACTGGGACGAGGCATTTGGCAGTCTGGAGCCGGTGATGGGATGGATCGCCGGTGAATGCGACTTTTGCGCGAAGGCCGCCGCCTCCGCTCTCGGCCGCAAGGGCGGGCTCGTCCGGTCCGCCGCCAAGTCGGCCGCCGCAAAGGCGAACAACGCGGCGCGCAAGCTCAACGGCAAGCCGGAGGGAGGGCGGCCTCGGAAGATCAAGTAGTCCCCGTCTCCGGCATGACCCGGATGGACCGCCCTCCCCTGTCGGGGCTCGCAATGGGCGCCACGGGGGAGTGTTTACTTCAGCGCCGCCACGGCCCCCAGCGAGGCCGCCACGCATCCGGCGATGATTGCCGCGCCCCGCCATAGCCGGACGCCTTGGCGGGCCGCCTGAGCGTCACGGAGGGCTGATTCCAGCTCCTTCCGGGCCGCTTCCCGTTCCTCCGTCCGCAAGGATTCCAGCTTCGACAAGCGCGCCTCCGATTCCGTCAAGGAGCGCGTCAACCCTTCCGCGATAGCTTGCGACCTTTGAAGCTCGGTCAACAGCAGATCGGAGTCCGTCCCCCAGTCGCTTACCAACTGCCGCAGAATCTGCCAGTTGTCCGCGAAGCCCGGCAAGCTCGGCATCGGAAGCGGCGGTTGCGGCGGCGTGCTCTGAAGCGAGGGCGTCGGCGCGTTCGCGTCCTGCGGCCATGCCGAGGTAGCAGCCGAACAAAAAAGAAGAACCGCAAAGGACAGCGACAAGGAAAAATCTCTCAATCGCCTTTTGCACACTCAAGCCCCCTTGTTCAATCCGTCCTGAAAGAACTTTCCCTTGACCCCGTTGTCGGCCACATTGCCTACGATGTACATGGACGCCAGCGCAACTACCGCGGTCATGGCCGGACCCTCGGAGTCGGCCTTGAAGATTACCGCGCTCACAAGGTAGATGACGAGGATCGCCAGCAGGGAATAGACGAAAGCCTTGCCCTTGGTGATTTTCACGCCATTACCCAAAACACGCGGCGGGAGACGATCTTCCCGTGCTTCACCGTCTGCGAATCTTCCAGGCTGTCCCAGTCGGGCAGGCGGAAATGTCCCGTCACCATTCCGGTTTGCTTGCGCTCCCATCGGTCAACCACCCATTCGCCCGAGCGCGGCGCATAGTCCGGGGCGGCCTTGGCAATGGCCCACGGACGCCCGGTCATCCTTGAGAGAAATACATCAGGTCGGATTACGAAAAAGTTTTCGTCGTCACCCGCGCCGCCATAGTGGATAAGTCCGCGCTCTATGGCATCCTCAAGGGCCGCCATCGGGTAGACCTTGCTACCCATTACGCGCTCGGCAATCTCGATGAGACACAGAGCGTAGCAGGCGGATTCGCCCGCCTCGGCAAGGAAAGTCTGTATACCGCTTTTCATACCGCCTCCAGTTTGCGTTCTATCCGCTCAAGCGCGCCGAGTACGTGCTTCATGTCGGTCTTCAGCTCGGCAAGGTCGATGTCGGTGCATTTTGACGTTTCCTCCAAAAGGTGGAGCTTGTCGAAAGCGTGGTCGATGTCTTTCCGCAACTGCGCAATGTCGGCCTGTTTTTTCCCTTGGTCCATCGCGTTGATCCGCCTTTGGTTGTAGAACCCGTAGATTGCGATCAATCCGAGAATAAGCGAAAGCCACGGAAGGATCAAGGATGGATCGGTCATGAATTGTAGCCTCCCGCACTTGTATCGGCGCATGCGTTCGTCGTGCCGGAGTCGGCGTAGGATTCGTCGTATTTTGTTGTATCATCCGTTGTGCATTGCTGAACCGACTTGCAACTATAGAACCCCTTTTCAACCGAAGAACCGGTGTTGGAAGTGGAAGATGAGCATGTTATGTTGTTATCAGATACATATCCGTTATAGTTTACAGCTTCGTTGTTATATGATTCGCATGAACTTATCCTCTTGCAAGTGCTAAAAGCTCCAATGCTAGAAGATGCAATATTCCCGGAAACAATACATGATGAAATGTTATTAGCATTCGCAAATCCCTGTATTGATACAGCCGAGGTTATGTTGTCTATAACTTTGCACAAGGATATCGTATCTATATAATTGAAACCGTATACGCTTCCATTGCTGTTATATACGTCACAAGATGAAACTGTCTGACAATATCCCAAGAACGCCGCCCAGCATCCATCAAATCCGCCACTTGACGTCATCCGACATTTTTCAACTACGCCGGCCCCGTAAATGGCATAAAAATATCCCTCTTCCGCTGATGTATGCCTATCGCGTATTTCTACCTCGGATATTATTGTCTTATTTCCAAGGGTACATTTTATAATGTAATTTATTGCAGTAGTCCACGTTTTGCCATTTGTGTAATTGCAGTCAATTACAAGTTTCTCCACTTTGTTATTAGAATATGAAGTACAATCAATCATTATTACATTACTGGTATCTGCCTTGATAATTGTGCTGTCGCCAACTCCCGTCAATGTTATATTGTCTTTTAGCGTTATTGATGATAAATTATATGTTCCATGCGTTAATTGTACCCAACCTCCCCCGAATGTGTTGCTCACGTAGTCAATCGCCGCCTGAATCTGCACATCGTCGTCGATCCCGTCGCAACGGTAGTCGTAGGTGCCGTCATATGAGGAGCTTGCTACCGTAACTATATTGGATCGATTGACTCTCCGCTTGGGGCTTCCCCCTGTGGCGAGCCGGGTTGCGTAAAGTGTAGTCTTTGCCCAAGAATCTTCGACGTCTCGCAAGAGCAGAACAGTGCTCCCGATATCGCCATTAACACGCTCACAGTCAACCGCGTAACATTCCACCGTCGCATCGATGTACTCATTGGTATCCGCCTCCCCCACGCGCAAGTTGTACCATGCGCCTACCTCATACCATGCGGCAAGTCCGGGAATTTGTAAAGAGTAAACATGCTTTTTCTTCCCCAGCGCCTTGTACCAGTAGTCTGCGATGTTCGCGCACTGGGTCGCATCCACTATATAGGGATTTCCAATCTCGAAAACGGTCTCCCCGTTGCGGCGGATGTCGTCGTCGCGCTTCAGGGAATCGTGGATAAGTTCGCCGTTCTCGCCGGAGTACTGCATGATGCGCTTGCCTTCCAGCGTCATGCTTCGCAGATAAACGTCAAACCCGCGTCCGTTGTAGAGCTTGAGCGTTGCGCGGTCGGGATAGGTGGTCGTATCAAGGATGGTGTTTGCATTGTCCCTCAGGGCGTTATCAGCCTTGTCGGAACCGTCTGTGTATTTGACAGATTTTTCTTTCATGACAATATCTTTCACGCCAAGCAATTTTACCTTTTTTATCTGGACATACAATTTTCTGTTTTTAAGGGCTTCCGCAAAGACAAGCCCGCTGTGAAAATCCGCAAGAGCTTGCGGGTCGGTTGTCCCGGCTTGTGCGTATGTATCCGCTATTTGCTGTATTTCATGTATTTGGATAAAGGGAGCGCTAAGGGTCTCGCCTATCGGCTGAAATATATTGCTTGCCACCCACGAAAGCGGATTGCCACCCACGTCAGACATCCTCCGAATATTTCATTTCTATTTCCTCGGCTCCGTATACCTGCATAAATGTAGCAGAGGTTATCGGGTGATTAAGCTTTCCACCTTCATCCGTCGAAAATCCTGCGGCGGTAGATGCCTCCCATAGATTCGTGGTGTTTGTCTCCGGGTTTTTTATGATCACCCCGTGGACCTTGATCGAGTTGGCCCCCTTCACGTCAAGGCTCGTCGCTATCCCCCCGAAGTCCTCGATGTCGCCGAGGTTCTCCATGTCGTCGCCGTTGTAACGCACGCGGAACTCAAGCACCCCATCGGGCGTCATCCCCGTATACGCCGCAATGGACGCGTCGCCGATTTGCTTCAGCGCTTCCCACGCGGTAGCACCCTTCTCGACAAGCGCATACGGGTGCTCGATGTCAACCGCGTCCGCGTCTATCGCCACTGTGTCGTAGGTTCCGGCCGTGTAGCTGTCGGCGCTGATGACCCCGGACGTCCCGTCATTCGCGTTCACGATGTTCCAGTCAACCGGATCAATCCCGCGCGTGAGCATGAAGCCGTCGGCGTAGAAGGTTGACGTTGCGACCGCGTATAACGCGACCCGCAGGCCGACGCATGACGATGACAGGATGGTACGCGACACGTTGACGCGGGTAAAGTTGGCAGTGTCCGCCCCGCAAGCCGTCTCGCTCGCCGTGCCGATGATGGTTCCGCCCGAGTCGGTTTCCTCGATTGTGATCTTGACCGCGGATGCCGTGCCCTGCCGGATGTAGACGGCAAAATTGAACACGTCGTCCACGTCCATCTTGTCATCGCCGACAAACGTCACCCGCTGGGAAACCTTGTCGCCGATGGCGTCCGCGATACACTTCATCGAGTACGTTCCGAACTGCGCGTAGGTGTTCGACCGTTCGAACGTCGCCATGCCCGCATTGGTCCATGAGTTTGCGATGGTCGCATTTTCGACCGAGGAATTGCCGAGGTATTCGCGCACTTCCTTGACCGTCACCAGCCGCGCGATGGAATGGAAGAGCGAGTCGCTTTCCACAGCCGGGTCGCTTATGTCGTAGGAATCAAACCCGTAGGCGCGGCTAAGTTTCGTTTCGCCAAGCTCGGAAATGCCGTCCTCGATGTCGATCGATACTTCGCCTTGGAACTTGTCGGGGGAAGAGCGCTTGAATGCGCCGGGAGTAGTGCGGCCCATGAAGACGGGCTCGCGGATTTGGTCGGTAAGCTCGGTCCCGTCTCCGATGTAGCACCATTCAACATCCCAATCTGCGCTATCTGAGTACATCCTTACGCTTGAATTGGAAGAGGCGTTTATGGAATATACAATCCATTTATCTGATGTTGCCGTATATGATACGCTTCCACCCGACTGAATATTAACCGATACGCTTCCGCTGTTTACCCTTATTTTTATTTTCCATTTTTGGCCCGCTAAAATTGATCTGTAATATCCCTCGCTTGTTCCGTTTGCAACAATGTTCCATAACCCTTTGCCAAACGATGATGTCGGAGATCCGGAGTTGACAAGCCACCCGGCATCTATTGCTATAAAAACCATCCCCATATATGTCGGAGTCGTCCCGTTGGGTATGTCTTCCGCAGATCCCGTCCGGCTGAAAACAGATTCTATTTCCACACATACCCGGTTTTGCAGGTATTTCTGCGTCCCGTTATAGCGTCCGTTGAACGGGTCGAATGCGTCGTATTGGTCATCAGAAAATTGCCCGTTGGTATTCAGCAGTGTCATACTCGCCGTGTTCGCCCCGGCGCTTCCGGTCATCAGGTTCTCGACCGACTTGGAAAAGCTGAACGCCTTCACTCCGCGATGGTCGGAAGGGTCATGGACAACGGGAATCCGTATCCGCTCGCGCCCAAGAGTAGTCCCGTTGAAGTCAAATATCACCTGACGGTCGGCTTGATAGGTCTTGTATTCCCCCGTCGGGAGAGTTTCGTCGAGTTCGTGGATTATCCAATAGGAAGATTCTGCGGCTACGGTCGGCATGAAGGAAATGGTGTTGAGCGGAACGAAGGCACCAGCGCCAGGAACATTCTGTGAGTCGGCATATGTAACTCCATTGACGGTGCAGTAAAAGCCTTTTAACTTTGCGACGTTGTCAAAAAAACAACGAACGTATACCCATTTTTGCAGGCTAATTGTCGATGTAAATGCGGTTGTGCTTATATTTGTTCCGGGATTGGTATAAAAGTAAACAGTATCATTTGTGGAGTTATATGCGATAAGCGCGTTATACGGACTTGTGTCTCCACATATTAATTGATACGATGCCACATCATACGCGAACTCCGGCTTGAACCATCCCTCGATGATGAACCGTTGCGGAAGCGTGTACAGATAGGTGAGGTTGGTTGACGCGCCGCACTGCATCCGGTACGTTCCGCGCATATTCTCCGGGATGGAGTTTTTGATATACGACACGCCCGCCGAAGTCAACGCCGGGAGCACACGCCCGCGAGGGTTGATGTAGAAGTTAAACCTGTGGTTGTAGTTGACGCGCATGTCGTCCTTCCACGACTGCGGGATATACTTGAGCGCCATCTAGTAACCCCTCGCGGCTTTCGCCATGCCGTTCATTGCAAGCGACTGCACCCGGCGCTCGGCAATTACCGAGCCGCCGATATTCTGTATCACGGTGTTGTTGACGACCGTTGTTCCGCCCATCCCGCGCTTGTTGTTCGCGCCCCCGAAGGCAAAAGGCTCCGGCCCGGCTTCGCCTGCGAGGAAAAGGGTCGGCTTCGTGACGATGCCGCTTCCCCCCTCGGCCATGGGAATCGCGCGGATTGCACCCGCCGACCCGTGCGCAAGGGCTGACGCCGTGATCGCCGCGCCAAGTCCGGGAATCTTGGTAAAGTCTCCGAGAAGCAGTTTAGCGAGGGCCCCGGCTATGAGCACGTCGGACTCTATCGCCATGGCTTCGACAACGGCCGCGACTGCGTTCAGCCCCGCGCGCCCGAAGGCCTTCCAGCCGTCTTCGCCCGTGACAAGCGCGGCTCCGAGGGCTCCGGCCATGGACTGATAGCCGGACATGGCCGCGTCTGCCTGCGCCTGTTGGGTTTTGGCAAGCGTCTGCACGTATACGATGGCCGTGCTCGCGCTCTGGTTGTAGGCGTCCATGGCGGCCTGAGCCTCGCGTGTGCCTTGGGCGGCCTTTGCCTGCGCGGCTATTGATTTATCGGTCATCGCAAGATATTCACCTTGGAACATATTGAATTCTTTTTGTTCTTCCAGAAACGGCCCTATTGATCCCCCGGAAAATGCATTCTTAAGTTTTTCAGCCATTTCCAATGATGCCGCAAGCGACCCGGTGGTCGCTCCTTTTGACAGGTTCATCGAAACGATCAACGCGGCGTACGCCTCGGACTGCGCTTCAACCGCGGAGAGTTTGGCCTCTTCAGCTTCCTTGCCGGTTAGTCTCAGCAGGCCGATGGTCTTGATCCGGTCGGCATATTCGGAGGCGATGGCAAGCCGCTTCCCGTCAAGGTCGGCCTGCCATGCGGCGGCGTCGGCCAGTTTCTTCGCGGCGGCGGTTGCGGCGGCGTCCCTGCCTGCCGATGCTGCCGCGTACAATTTTTGTAGCCGGTCCTGTTCCTTGAGAGAGGCTATGACGCTTTTCTGTGCCTCTATCTGCGCCTGTACCTCTTCTGTGCCCCCGTACATTTCTTCCAATGCGCTTCCTGTGCGCCCGGCAGTGGTGGCCATATTCTCAAGAACCTTCAGGTAATCATTTGCTATGGTAATCTTGTCCTGAGTTGTCGCCGTTCCCTTGGATGCCTTGTCCATGGCCTCGCTGAAATCATTCTGCGCCTTCATGGCTACGCCTATCGCGTCGGCCATGGCAATCCATTTCAGGCGCCACGGGGCGAGGTTGTTCGATATCTGTCTGCCGATTTCTTCGCTCACATCTCCTATCGAGTTTGCAAGCCGTACCTTCAAATTGGTAGCCAGCTTCCCGGCTTCCTCGGCCGCGCCGCCGTAGGTCTTGTCCAGCTCGTCAAGGATGATCTTCTGCGCTCCCGCGATGTTGCCCGCCTCGACCATGGCTTTCATCATCTCTTTTTCTTGGGCGGTAAACTTGAAGCCTTGCCGGGAAAGGGAGTCAATACCGAGGATCGGGTTGTCAAGCGCTTTCCCGACGGCCTGAGCCGCGGAAGTGAGATCCATCTTCATCACGGTGGCCATGTCAAGGATCGCGGTAGTCGCGTGGTCAAACTCGTTCCCGGTGATGTTGCGGAAGCCAAGAAGGACCGTCTGCATGGACTCGACCGTCTCGTCGCCGTATTTGGTGACTTTCTGGAGCTTGCCCGCCATGGCCTCAAGTTGTCCGCTGGATGTCCACGCTCCCGCTCCTGTTGTCTTGACCGCGTTTGCGAGAAGGGAAGCGGCCTCGGCTTGCGCTCCCCATGACGACTCCATGGCGTCGGAAACCTGCTTGACCTTCCCGATTATGGCGGTAACTTGGTTGAAGGCGGCAATAGGGCCTTGCATCACGTCGCGCATCTTGGCGAACGCGGATTGATTTTTGCTTATGGCTCCTTCAAGCTGGAAAAGTTTTGCTATTGCCGCGTCAGTTTCGGCTTTTACGACGATTTTAATTTCTTCGACGGTGGCCATGGTTTACTCCTGCCCTGCGGCCTTCGGAAACTCGACGCCCGCGTCAAGCGCCCGGAAAAGATCGATGATCTCGATATGGACGGCAAGCTGTTCGGCCCATCCGCCTGCGTACGCATATTTTCCGTCCATGGACAGCCTCCGGTAGATCGACAGCATGGCCGCGTAGTCCTCGTCCCGCCCGAAGTCCGGCAGGTGCCATTCCTCGTCGTCGTCGTCGCCCTCGCCGTTCGTTATCAGCAGGTCATGGTCAGTCACGCCCGGGATCGTCTCGATGATGATCCACGGGCACTCATTTCTTACGCCTCGGCGGCTGGCGCAGAATCCGGCGATAGCTTTTTTTTTACCTCTTCCGAAAGGCTCATCCCGGTCCAGATTTCAATCCACATGGTCAATACCACGTTGTTGAGAAACCCCGGTTCAGCAGTAAGCGAAAGAAGCTTGCCGATAGTGTCGATCTTCTGGTCGTCCGAATCATAAAGCCGGTCCAGCCTTGTCACTGCAAGCGACACCAATTCCAGTTTATCGGTATTTTTGAAATCTACCGTCATCCGTCCCTTGACAGCTTTCCACGCTATATGAGCGCTGACTGTTTCCTTTTCTTCCACGGTAAGCGGGCGGGTGTAGTAGTCGAACCCGTTCTCGCCTTCCCCGAATGTATGCTTCGTCTCGCCCTTCACCAGTTGTACTTTCATCTCTCCCCCTTGAAAAACTGGGGCCGCATGGGATTGCGGGTCGGGTTGGCCCGCGCGTGCCCCGTTACCCGTTTAAGCCGTGGTACAGACCTGAACTTTGGAAATCGGAAGGAAGCTTGCGCTGAAGGTCGCCTTCCCCTTGACGGGCACGCCGACCTTGAACGATTGCGTGTAGCCCTTCCAGGAGAACTTCCGCTTGTTGACCGTGTCGGTCGCGGAAAACACGCGCACGGTGTTGGCCGCCGCAACGACGCCTTCATGAAAAACGTCACCCTGAAGCGTTTTCTGTGTTGAACACGTCCCGTCAAAGTTGCCGGAAATATTTATCGGGTCCTGATTTACCCGGCCCGGTACGTTTTTGTTTATCGTGTCCTCAAATGCGGTAACGTCGATCATTTCCTTTGTTGCGCCCAGATCAAGGTTATCGCATCCGCCGATTGTCGTACACGTTCCGACGGTAAACCGGATCGCGTCGGCATCTGCGGAACACGCCGTGCATGTCGGATTTACCGTCCACATTTTGACCAGCCAATTGAATCCTAGTGAACGAGTCGTAGCGCTCATTGATTACACTCCTGTACGCCCAAGATCAACGGCGCACTGTTTATATCCATTCGAGTAGGCAAGTTTCATCTGTGCCTCATCCGCCATTCCCGCATATTCCTCGATCTTGTCGTCGGCAAGCTTGCCCAGCTTGATCGAAGCTTCCGCTATCTCGTCGCGTTCATGGCAATAGACCCATCTCCGGCTGAATATCGCTGACCCTTGCGACACCGTAACCGGTATTCCACTCCCGCGAAGCATCCCTATCCAATAGTAAAACGACTGGCGGAACTGGTTGTACTCCGTGTCCGTCGTCAAGTCGATCCCGTAGAGCACTACCTCGGAAACCTTTTTCTTCCCGTACAGAATAAAGGCAGCCATGTAGTCGAAGCTGAACTGAAACATAGGCCCATATTTGCGTACCATTTCGTCAATGGGCAGTGGCCAACAATCAAGCAGGTCAGCCTTCGGTCCGTCGGTAAGAATAGGGCATCCGTAGCCGTTCAGCCGTGCCGCGTCGTATTCCTTGTGCATCTCGAACACGCGGTCCACGCGCGGGAGGATTTTCGCCACGCTCGCGGTCGTCCAGATTTCCCCATCGAAGTTGTCCGACTGCCGCGTCGTTGTCCCGTTGCCTACTAAAGCGATCCTCCGAACCTTTTCCACGCTTCCCCCTATACCCTTGCATACTCGACCATAACGTCAAACTGAAATTGCCACGCGTTGCCGGTCAACTGGATATCCCGTACCCCGTTGGCGACGATGGACGTTACCGAAACTCCGTCGGTCCACGGCGCGATATGGTTCAGGTACTTCCGGGCGGCGAGCGCGATGGACTTGTGCGCCAAGCTGTTTACGACAAGATCAAATTGCACCCGCGCAATTCCGGTGTCGGTATTCTCATACGCCTCTTCCTCCGTCGGGTCGGATATAACGTTGTAAAACATATACGGAATCGTCGGAGTGGACGGAGCCCTGTACGGGTATAATCGCCCACCTATGGTCGCAAGCCATGCCGTCTGTGCCGTCAGCTTGACGTCAAGGGCCTGTTCCACGCATGTACTGGCCATTACGCACCGCCTTTCAGGTTGGACTCGTAGGCGGCCTTGATAGCGGCCTTTATGACCCCGGAGCGGCGGGCCTCGCGGGCCTTTTTGCTGTAGTCGATGGCAGGGCGAAGGTAGGGTTGGCGCGGGTAGTTCGGCTGGTCCTTGCGGCCGTACTCGACGGGACCGGCGTATTCAAGGTTGGAACCTACGTAGCCCTCCGTCCCGTCTGGGCTGGATATCTTCGCGGATTCCGGGGCAACGTCGCCCCCGCCCTTGTTGAACTCCCCCTCAGTGCCGTGCGTTTTCCACATGATGCTATTTTTCAACTGGCCCTTGTCCACCGGAACAAGTTCCTTTGCAAACCCCGTCAGGATAACGCATTCCCCGGTGACAAGCTTTTCGACCGTTTTTTCGTCGATGATCTTGGAGTAGTCGATATGGAAGGGGGTTATGGTAACGCCGATCATATCACCGCCTCGGGAGATTCCTTGACGTAGACCTCTTGGTGATGTCCGGGAAACTCCGGGAACGTCTTCGGAGGCATGACGATTTCGAACGTGCGCGAATTCCACTTGATCTTGTGCGTAGCCAGCACGGCCACGCTCGACGGCAGGCAGAAGAACCCATCCGCGCGCACCTCGGTCGCCCCGCCAACCTTCGCACGGTCGCCCGAAAGCTCGGTGAAAGAGCCTTTGAACGGCGAGCCGGTGATGGCGTTCCACGTGTTGTCGTAGGGCCAGGTCGCGGAGGCCGTGAAGGCGTAGACAGCGATGGACTGGGTGAAGAAGCGCTCGATGCCCATTACAGCGTCCCGCCCTCGGAGCTTTCCGCCGCTACCGGCCAGTAGGTACGGTTCTCGTTAATATGCCACTGGATCGTACCGCGCCCCGTTCGCATGTTCTTCCAGTTTTTCAGCGACCTCAGAATCTCGTCCGGGTAGCCGCCCGCCGAAATCTTCCGCGTCTCGGAGTAGTTGCCGAGCTTCATCGATTCGACGCCCGCGCTGTCTGAGTTGGCAAGATGATAGCCGATCATCCGCGAGGCGATGAGCTCAAGGGGCTTGGGGAAGCTCACAAGGTCAATGCGCACGTCGTATCCGTCGGTCGTCTGCAACTCGTCTATGATCGGCTCGGTCGTGGTGATGTAGGTGTCCGCCTGCGCCGCGATGGTGAACAGGCCGTTATTCTGCCGGGAGCTGGAAACGATGAGCGTCCCGCCCGTCGGCCAGCCCAGCGCGGTGAAGCCGCCTGCGTCAAGAAATATTTTGTAGGTCGATCCGGTGACATCAAAATAAATGTCGTCGGAAATGATTTCGTAATCAGGCACGCGGAAGAAGTTGTTGCACTCCTCGATTATGTCCGCGTAAACGATGGGGATAAGCAGGGAGATAAGCGTATCCCGCGTCGCGTCGGTGTCGGTTATGCGGAGGAAGGCTTTGACGTTTGCGAGCGATACCATTTACGCACCATCCTCTTCATACCAAAATAGCCGATAATAACCGATTGTGGCGGTGACCGTTCCTATATTTTCAATACGGAATTCGTACATTGTATCCAATTTCAAAACCAGCTCTTCATCTGCTCCGGCGACGCCTCCGGTTTTATTGATTCCTGCCCCGGATGCTCCTGCTATGTAGTAATCAAGTATTGCCCCTTCAGTCGTTTCGCTTGCGGCTGTATACGCCCGCATTCCTGAAGTGCGGGGCTTTGCCCTGTTTCTGTTATATGGCGTTACCGAATCTCCGCCTGAACATACCGCGCTTTCCGAAAGACGGGCTTCCAGTATGTTTGCGCTTGATCCAATAAACGCCGGTCTCCAATGTATATATTTCGTAGCCGGAGTTATAAACGATATGACATATGTTCCGGCCGCGGCTATCGAAGTTGTTTTCCCGGAAATAGTAAAGGCGATGGAGTCATGAATATAGGCGTGGTCGCTGGATATTGTGGTTATAAACTTCGTCACATGCTCATGCGCGAGCGAGAGCATGTTTTTTATTTCCGTTATCGCACCCATGCCGTACTCCAAAAAGGCGGGCAAGCCAGGGGAAGGAGGAGGACCCCCAGCCCACCCGCCAAAATTACTACTTTCCGTCTACGAGAGGAAGCTCGTATCCGAGGATGCTGGAGAAGAACAGGGCGGTGGTAGTCGTCACGGAAGCGCACAGGGAAATCGCGTTGCCGGGCATGATGGCTATGGCGCCGTCATAATCGACATCGTAATTGCCCGATCCGGCCGAAGGAGCCACGGCGCCGAGATTGATACCGGTGGAGGCAAGGAACGCGGGGGCGGCCGTAAAGGTACAGACCGCGGGGGCGAACTTCATCTGTGACGCGTACGGAGCCCCGATGATCGCCGGGTCGGGGGCCTGCTCGGTGAAGGTCACAATCGGCGCGGCGGTCCCAAGGGCGGCCCCGGCGTTTTTCGTGATCATCCACTGGAGGGAACTTACGGTGGTGGTCCCCGAAAGGAAGTTCACCAGCAACTTGGCGATGTACAGGACCTTGCCGGAGCCCATCGGGTTCCAGATAGTCGGGCAGTTTCCCGTAGTGGCCGACAAAAGCAGGGCCGCGCCGGTTTTCACCGTGTAGTTGAAGAGGAAGCCGCGGCGGGCGAGTTCGGCGTATTTCCCGCCCATCTGCGCGACCTTCAGCGACCCGTTGGAGTCCAGGGAAAGGGGGGCTTCCTCGCTGTCGTTGCGGAAAAGCTGTCCTACGAGACCTTTAAGATTCATGTCTGCTCCTCGACGACGTCTTCGTCGTCTATCTCATCGCCCCCAAGGGCGACGGCCTGAAGGTTGAGCTTCTTGAGCTCTACGAGGATTGCGCTCAGGCTTTCGTCCAGATCCCCGGCCAGTGCATAGACGAGTTCCCGCGACTCGACGCTTTCAAGGTTCCACTTTTCCGCAAGTTGGGTAAGCCTGGGGATGCTCATTTTGCGCCTACTTTTTCCCCTTGCCCTTTCCCTTCTTTTCCATCTCCGCCTTTTCCTTTTTCTTTTTCTTTTCCGCCTCTGTCATTTCCTTTTTCATCAGTGACCACCTTTGCCGGTCTTCCCGGCTTGCGCTTTTCAACCACGGGCGGGGCCGGGGGAGGCTCGAATGAATACCCCCTCCGCTTCGCCGCTTCGATCAATACCGGATTGACGGTATCGAACGGGCCGTCCTCGAAGTCCCAGACCACCCGGCTTGAGCCGGGGGCGGTGAATGGTCCGCTTCCGTAGATTTTCATACCGTTACCCCGATATCAGGGCAATACCGGCAGTTCCGGCGCCGACAGAGTTATGGGTATAGACGCAATCCCATCCGGTATCAGCCCAGATGGCCCATCCGATCTGTGTGCAGTCCTTGATCAGAATCCCCAGATTGGTCGGATCAACCCCGCCGACCACTGCGGTCAGGGCTGTAACAGCGCCCGAATCCCAGTTGACGAAGGAGCATCCCTTGAACTGGACCCACCCGCCCAGGGTCGCGGCATTGGTGATGGCAATCGCCATGTGCCCCGCGGTCGCCGAGTAGGATACGATGTAGCAGTCCTCAAAAAAGTCCTGCCCGATCTGCCCTGCGGAGATTCCGAGCACGATATGCGCATTGGCCGCGGCCCGGATCGTCGAGTTGCTTCCGAAGAAACAATGCCTGAACAGACAGGCCGACGCGTTGAGGGTCAGGTCGTTCGCCGTGGTCTCGGCGGCTTGCGTCGCGTTCCCAGCTCCGTTGAAGTAGCAGTCCTCGAAAACGTTGTGATCCGCCGACACGATGACCGCTCCGATATCCTCGGCGTCATTCCCGTTCTGGACGAAAGACAGGTTTTTAAAAACGTTGTTGCTTCCCGACACATTGAGCAACGGGACCGCATGGGTCGAAATCGTGGAAGCCCCGGGCGTCGCGTTCGCGGTGACCGCGTCGGCAAGCGTAATGGTCCCCGCAGTCACAGCGGTGATTTTATTGACTACCGTTATTGCGGTTCCGGAAGTGACCGCGACAAGCACCTGGTCGCCGACCTCGAAGCCCTGGACGATGAACTGCGCGGCGGAATCGGTGATCGTGGTGGTGGTGATGGCCAGCGTGGACGCGGCATACACCCGGTCAACGCTCGCTATGCGGCATCGGCCGTTGTAGACGTGCCCGCCGCCGACGCCGACGAAGGTGATATTGTCCTTGCTCCAAAGAAGGGAGCCGCCGAGATAGGACGTGGTATCAGCGGTAGTTCCATCTTCACGGGCAAGGAAGCAAATGCCGTCCCCTACGCCCGTGAGGCATTTCCCGTAAGCCGCCCGGACGCTCGCAAGGGCGGTGTCGATGGTCCGGCCGTCGGAAGTATCCGCGCCGGATTTCGGATCGACAAAATAATAGGTGCCGCGAATGGGAGGAAGGGGGCCCACTTCAGAGATGATTTCAAGGGCGTTGCCCAACCCCTTCGATATAGCAGAAGAGCTTTCAAACTTCATTTACTGCTCCTTACGCCGAGGTCGCGAGGCCGGTGATGGAACCATGCATCTCTTCGGCTCCGTAGTCGAGGCCGATCTGCATGTACAGAAAGCCGCCCTTCTTGGCCGCGACGGTACCCTTCTGATAGTAGGCTACGTCAAGCCCGTTGGCCGCGTAGGACGCCGACTGATTCACTTCATCCATGGTGGGAGGAACCGGGCAGAATACCGGTCCGCAAAGCGCAAGGTCCACGATATAGGCTTGATCGGTCGGCATCTGCGGATCGAACAGAATGGGAATACCGGCTCCGGGACCGCCAGCAACAAATATCCGGTTGATGTTGGTTCCGCCTTCGGTTCGGGACATCGGGGAGAAACCGAATATGTCGTCAAGGGTCTGCAAGGTGAAGACGTTTCCGAGGAAAGCCATGTCACCCCAAAGCGCCCCGGAAGCGACCATCTCGCGGATCAGTTCCTCGATCATGGTCTTTTGAAGTTTCAGCCCGCCAGCGGCCACAGTGTTCGTGGTTATGGCATTCTTGAGCCCGCGCGTGGTGGTATTGGTGGCGCTGGAAGATTCGGCGGTGTAAGATCCCTGAAGGAACGAATAGTCCGCATTGACGGCGAGTTGTTTCAGCCCTACCATCTTCTGGAATTCGATCCCGGTAAGACCGCGCCCGAATCCGTCCACGTTCAGCCCGGAGAACTGGCCGGCAAGAGATTGCTTTTTAAGGGTCGCTTCAACGTCGTACTTTTGAATTTGACAGACGTTGGTATCCTGAGCGATGGTGGTATCGGTCGGCGTGCCCTCTGCGGCGGCGGTGTCTTCCGACTGCGTGGTCTGCGCGGCGGCAGAAAGAGCCCACGGCAAGGCGATGGGGAACGTCCAGGCGGCAGTCCGCTTGGAGTTCTTGGCAATGGCGGCAAGGAAAGGCGCCTGTTGGGCGCCGATCGCAAAAAGCTCGCCCCGGTAATTCAGGGTATCGGAATCAGTCGTAGCCATAATTACTCCTGTACGTTCGCGGCTTGAATCAGGCTCTTGAGCCTCAGCATCTCCATGCCGTTACCGGCTTTGGCCGCCGCTTCATATTGTGTCTTGAGATCGGCAGGCGGAATTACAGTCCCGCCCTTCGGCGCCCCCACGTTCCCCAGCCGTTCCTTGAGCGCCTTCTCGACCGCCTCATCACGCCATGCCTTCATGCGCTTGGCGTATGCCGTGGTCGATTCGGTCGTCTTCGCGTCGTCTTCCCCGAGGAACCGTTCGATGTCGTCCACCGGGATTCCCTCGGCGGCGGCGAGCTTCAGGGCAACCGCCCGTTGCTTGTCGCGGGTCGCCTCGGCCTCCCGCTTGGTGTCCTTTGCCTCAAGTTCAGCTATCCGTATCTTGAGAGGGTCGGTCTCAGGTCCGGTCAGCTTCTTGATCTCGGCTTCCAGCAGTTTCGGGAACTTGTCGGCCATGAAGCGCTTGTCGTGCTCTTCCACTTTGACGGAAATGTCCGAATCGTGCGCCCCTTTGAAAAGCGGGTTCTTTCTGATGAACTCGGCGGCCTGTTCATTGGTCGTCACCCCGGCAAGCGGATTGCCCGCCGCGATTGCGTCCGTGATGGCCTTTTCCGCCTCCGCGCGGTCAGCTTCCGGCAACTTCGCGATAACATCTTTCAGGTTCATGGGGTTTCCTTTGCCCGCCGACGTTTTCCCCGGCACGCGTAGAGATATAAAAAAAGCGCGCCGCATGTCCCGGCGAACCGGAGCATGAGACGCGCTTCCTTTTCAGGGTAGCGGTTCGGGCCTGTTGGCCCTACGTATTTTGCAGGGGAGGGAGTCGAACCCTCAGCTTCGGCTTATGGGGCCGACGTGTTTCCGCTACACCACCCTACGGGATAACTGTAGCACACGGCGATGAATAATGCAAGTCAATCATTTTTGATCGCCTCGGTCGTCCGAACGGTTATCGACACGGGCCGCCCCTCCTTTGAAACGTGGAGCTCTATCCACCCCTCCACGGCCGCCGCCTTCATCTCCTCGATCTTGGCGATGATCTTTTCGGCTACGTGCTTGTCGGCGAGGGTCATTCCATGTGTCCATGCTCGCGCAACGTCTCGACGATACCCCGGAACACCCGCCCGATGTAGTACGCAAGCCGCTCCTCGTCCTCGTCGCACGTGCCGCCGTACTTCATGCCGAACCTCATCACGTGCCGCTCATGCGCCATTGCGATATGAACCGCCTCATGACAAAGCAATTCGCTTCCCATGCGCTCCTCGCAAACGTACAGGGTCGCGAACATGGGGCCGTTGAAGATGGTCTCTTCACCTTTGGGCGTGTAGCCGGATGACGGCTGGACAAGCGCGAGCGTGTCGCCGTTTGAGTCTATGACCTCCTCGGCAAGCTCGGCACGCATGGCCTTCAGGGTCTTGTACACCCTCATCTGCCAGTAGTCGTTCCAACTGTCGCGGCGCATGTCGTAGATTGCCGGGTATTTCATAGCTTTACCCTTTATTTACGTATCTCCGGGACAATAAACGGTTGCGCATCCATATTGTCCCAGTCCTCCATATATTTTCTGATATCTTCCTTGATGTTTTCAGCAAGTTTGCAAAAAGAATCATCAAACGTCATCTTTTCAAATATCGTGTAAGCCCTCACGTCCATAGCCACCTCCTTGATACCTAAGTTTGCAAGATCCTTGCGCATTTCTGCCCTTGTTGGACCGTTCACAGTTTCGCCTTTTTTCTTGATTTGTCGGTGCTAAAGGCACAATTGGAGCTTGTGTATTTGAAGGGGACATCAATATTTATTAAATCCCCACTGCGAAGATAAATAATATCCCCTTCTTTGTATGGCAAACCCATGTTTATCCCCCTTGTTGAGTGCGTAAAATATCACAGCTTCACCTTTTTATTTTTCGTTTCCAATATTCTTCACTCCCAAAGGCAGGGCCGGATATCCCGGCTTGCTTTTCCCAGTACTCAACGGTCCCGAATTTTTCAGTGTTTCCGGGCTTTGGTATCTTGTATCCATGCTCGGAGTCCTTGTCTACCGAATCATTCTTGCGAAGTCCTGAGCCAACTTTCCCTTCCTTCATATCCTTCAATGTTATTTTCTTTTCGGGTTTGTAGGTTTTCGCGGCGGCCTTTTGCTCGGACGTGCTTTGTATTTTCGGCCACCCCTTGGCTTCACTCCACCCTTGCGGTGTTGCCCACTCCTTGAAGGTCTGATACGGCACGATACGTGACTTCGCCTTTTCGCTGGAATACCCGTCGTCGCCCTCAAGGTCGCGGATGCGGCGCATGGAGGGCTCTATCCCGTCCAGTACGTCGTAGGCCGAGCAACGGCAGTTCACCGATTCCGCCGGGTCACTGAATAGGCGCGGCTGAGGTTGCCCCTCGCCCCCCAGCCAGAAAAGCCCGTCCTTGTCCGCATACTCCCCGTCAAGCCGCGCATGGGAAAGCCGCGTCCGGTTATCAAGGGCCGCCGACCATCTCTTTCTCACGTCCAACCCCGCATCCGCCGCCGCCCCATGCGCCGCCTCCGCGCCAGTGGACCAGCATCGGCCTGCCTCGGTCCTTACGACGCGCATGGCCTGCCATAGGCCCTTGTCGAACTCGTCGCGGATGGAACGGGCTACCTTGGTGTAGGAATGGCCCATGGTGATGCCGCGGACGATTGCGCCCTGCGTTTTGTAGATCGCGTCGGTCGTGTTCTTCCCCCAGGTCTTCACCATATTCAACCCGGAGGCGTCCGAGTAGACAGCCGCGCGGATCGCGTCGATGGGAAGGGCCGGGATGTCCAGCCTCATGCCTACGGCTTGCGTGTAGGCCCATACGTTGCGGTAGTAGCCGTCTTGTACGGCCTGCGCGCTGTTTTCCTCGGTGATGAGGACGCCCTGCTTGCCCAGCTTTTTGAGCTCGGCCTCAAGGTTGGCAAGGCGATTCCCCAGCTGGTTGTAGCGGATCGCGTCTTCCTTGCGGATGTAGACGCCCTTGACCGGGTCGTCAAGCCCCACCTTGGCGTATAAGGCGGCGATCTGCGCGACGGTTTCCTTGTAGGCGGCTTGGTAGTTGGCAAGGAGGACGCGGTCGATGATCTTCTCGCGCTCCTCGAAGTCAAGGAACTGGGATTCCTGAAGCTTGGCGAGGTCTCGAAATGGTAGGTCAGGCATCTTCGTCCGTCGGCTTGTCTTTACCGTCCGTCTTCTCCGTCGGCTTGACCGGCGTGTCCATGTTCGGCACCGCGCTATCCCGCTCGATCTCCTGCGCGACTTCCTCGATATCCGGTATCAGGCTCGGCGGGAACAGTTTAAGCGCTATCCGTATCGGCAGGGACGCCCCCGCGACCTTGCTGTACATCTCCACGGCGGACTGCATGTCAAAGGGCAGGTTCCGCGTGAACCGGATTGACACCTGCGGGCGGTCCTGCGGCTTGGCCTTCAGGTTGCCGGTCACGTTCTGGATCAACCGGATGCGCCATTGGAGGAAGCGGGAGAAATACGCCTCATAGGTGGCGCTCGCGTACTCAAAGGGCAAGAGCTTGTAGGCTAGGGCGATACCGGAGATCTCCCCGGTAGTCGCCATGTCCTTATTGTCGAAAAGCATCATCATGTCGTAAGACAGGCGCTCGAAAAGCTCGTCCGCGTTCTTGATGAAGTCGATAGGAATGTTCTTGACGAGGAACGCGACGGCCTTGGTAACGTCTTCCCCCAAACCCTCGAAAGTACGGGTCACGCGGAGTTTGTCGGCCTCGTTCAGCCCCAGTTCGTCAAGCTCGGTCGAAAGCCGGTCGCGTAGCAACAGGTATGAATTGCTGAACCGTTGCGCCTCGTTGGCGTAGTCCTCGGATACGATCCGGTCCCTGAAGTCGATGATGGACAGTACGTGGTCGAACAGGTTCTCCCCGCGGCGGTTGATCTTGCCTATCGCCCATGGAACTTCCGCATATGCGTGCGCCTCGCGTTTCGTCTCAATCAGCGTGTCGTAGCCTTTTCCCTCGTAGTAGGCAATTTCCGCCGCATCGTACACGGTCGCGTGCTTCGTCTCGGTCTCGCCATCGGTCGTCCCGTAGTATCGGATCATGCCCTTGAGCATCGGCGGGAGCTGATCGTCCCATATCGCGATGCATTGCTCTGGCGGGACCTCGACGAACCGGGCCTCTCCGTCCTTGGTGTAGTGGTACTCATAGGCGAGCCCGTGCGCGCACGCGGTCCCGAACTCCTCATGCGTGGTAAGGCCCTCGTCGTTGCTGTCAAAGATCGGCTTGAGCACGTCGGAAACGTAGTCTCCCAACCCGGTAAGAGCGGCCTTGACCTTGGCGACGACGCCCTTGATGCCGCGCTTGACCTTGTCGGTCGTCGAGTACGCGATGCTGTCCTCGCCCGCCATGTAGCCGGATACGATGGTCACGGCCTTGCGGACGATGGGGATGCTGATCCGGTTATCGGGTTGCTCATGCGCGGCGCGGCCTAAAATAGCCACGTTCCGGCCCTCCATGTAGGCCCGCTGGTTCTCGATCTTGGCGCATCGGGCGGAGTCCGCGGCGATAAGTTTCTGGATCTGCTTGATGTCCATGGGCTACTCCCTATATCCAACCAAGATATCTTTTATAGTAAAGCAATAAGACGGTATAAGGTGTCATGTATATTGCAAAAAAATAGCCATCTATTGTTTTTGGAACGCCTATCCATAAAAGCTTGATAAGCAATACAATGATCTTGTTGAATGCGACAAAATCCAGTTCCATACCACCCCCATCAAGCAAGAGGCGGGAATCGAACCCGCGATCGGGCCCCTTCCGAGGTCGCCCGGCGTCAATGACGTCGCCGTACTCCAGCCCCTGTACGGTAGCTCCTGCATTTCAATCCTACACCGAAACGGCCCGGAACGCAACTACAGCCCGAGCTTTGTAGCCGACGGCCCGGCGCGGACCATGCGCGGCTGGTAGAAGCAAAGGATAGCGGCGTCCGCCCTGTCCGGCGAGTGCCGCCCCGTCCGCTTCTTGTACTCCTCCTTGCTCTCCACCTTGCGCCGTTCGTCCGGCGTGTACTTGAATTGGCGGCTCGCAAGTTCCGCCAAAAGCTCATTATCGTCCTTGAGTCCGACCGCCGGCAATAGCCCGGCGAGGTTGAACCACATCTCGGAAATGATGTCCGGGTATTTCTTCTTGTCGATCGGAGCCGCCCCGAAGTTGACCGGGCAGACGTTTGCTCCCATGCGGCGCAGTTTGTCCGTCACCCCGCCGCCGACTCCGGTATCGTCAACGTTGATCTTCCCGCCCTCCGCAAAGGTGAACAGACGGGACGCCACTTCCTGCGTGTCCTGCTTGAACATGATCTCAACGGCCGTCACCTGCAAGCCCTGGCGCTTGACAAATACCGTAGCGTCATCCCCGAACCGGGCGATATCCGCCCCTACCACGACTCCCCCGTCAGTCGGGGCCTTGCGCTTCATCGCCTCCATGACTGCGACCCGCGGCATGATAGCCCGCTCCGCGTTGTCGTAGGGGATGCCGAGCCATATCCGGGCGTACTCCTCGGCGGACATCAGGCGCTCGGCTTCCTTGCGCTCGGCTTCCAGTACTTCCGGGAACCATGGGTTATCCGGATAGTTGACGCGGATGCGCCGCACATCGCCGCGCGATTCGGGAAGGACAAGGCTGATCGGGTCGTCCCATGAATACGGGTTCATGGTGTACATGAACATACGCAAAGGGAAGCGCTTCAGCCCGTCAAGCTCCACACCGAACCATCCATCCGTCCTGAGCGTCGGTATCAGCGTATCAAGGGACTGCTTCGACACGCTTTGTGCTTCCTCGATCCATGCCCAGTTGAAGGACTCGTAGGACTTGATCGAATCAACGGTATGCTGTTGAAGCCCGATGAACACGGCCCGCGCGCCTGTGTGCGACTCGATGATTCCGTCATTTTCCTTCAGGTGGAAGCGGTCGCCGTAGCCGAGGCGGTAAATTTCCTGCTTGATTGACAGATAGGATGATTCTTTCAGGCTTTTTTGGATCTCGCGCCCGCAAATGATTTTGATCGGGGCTTGGTTCATTATTTCGGTGATGAACCCGGAAACAGTCCGCGTCTTGGAGCCCCCGCGGCCGCCGTCGAAGACGTTGTGCGTCCGGGGCGACTCGATGAAGGGGCGGTACTTACTCGGTATCTGGAGTTGGGGGGTCAACAAACCTGAATCCTATGGGACCGCCTTCAAGTCCGGTAAGCTCTATCGACTGCTGAGGAGTACCGTATGCCCTGTTAATAATGGCCTCGGCGGCCCTGATTATATCAGGCGGCCGGGAACTTTCGTCGTCAAGAATTGCGATAAGCGCCTTCATTGCTTTCGGAGATGCCGCGCGGGCCATGGTTTTTATCTCTTCGGGGATCTTCGGGCGCCCGCCAGGGTTTCCGCTCTTTCCGGGCTTGAATGGGGTTCCTGGTGTTTTTTTTGCTGTTTTTTTGCTGTTCTCAGCTTTTGCGCGTTCCATTTACTACCCCCGCCGACGTTTTCCCCGGCAGTTGCGATTTACGGTTGCCCGTTGCCTATAGTCTATCGCTTAACGGGCAGTCCGTCAAACGCTCATCTCCCCGCCCCAGCGCTTGACCTGGTGGACAAATCATTTCTCACTAGGAGCCTCGATGCAATAATTAAATCCATATTTAGAAATAGCATCCACCAATTGCACCCCCGTTAGAGCAAACCATTCTCCTGCTATCCGGCTATCGGCAAATATTTTATGAAGCATCCTTTCGTCAGACTTGCGATTTATGCTTTGCTTTGTAGCAATAACCGCAATATGAGGGTTTCCTGTTTTTAACGATGAGAGTCTTTTCCTGATATCCCTTGTCGATCCAATTTTATAGTTATTAGTCCCAACAGTGTGAGCTATGTATACAAACCCAACTTGATAAGCCACGCCCTTTCTGTTTGTTTTCAAATCCAGATCGTCAAAAATATTGAATTGTGTCGGAATCTCACCACCGAGGTCCATAATCCTTTTTTGACATATATCCAAAGATTCCTGAATAATATCATCATCCGTCATGTTTATACGATTCCAAGCGATAACAGCTTCCGAAAATTCATCTTCGTATTGTGTTGCCGATCCACAACGGGGACATTCAATCTTGGTTTCGCTCCCCTCTGTGCTGATATTAGGCGTCCCGCCACATAGGCAAGGCCTGAATGCAATTGCAACGTCAATCTCATTTAACATTTCTGAGCTTCTTATGTACGCCTTGGCATCCATTTTGTACCCCTGAATAAAAAAGCGCCTGATGAATCCCCCGGCATGGGTTCGCCTGCTTCACGGACAGGCTGGATTCATCTGACGCTCTTGGAAATTACGCCCCGTGAAGGCCGCTGTCAAGCCGGTATGCCGCCCGCACGACCCTGAAAGCATAGCACAGGAAGAGGCGGGCGTCAATTGCTCCAGTCGGTCATATCAAAAGCCCACACAATAAAACAAGCGAATGACACAAACACGGCAAAAATAGCATGTACGATCAACCCTATCATGATGCCCTCGCGAATGCCTCTGGAGAATATTGGAACCGCCCAAAACACCAAAGCATAAAAAACCGATACGCCTATATACCCCATAACCCGCTTTGCTTTCATCACTTCCCCCTTTTGGCTATCGCCTCTTCGGCCTGCCTTGCCCGCAATGCCTTCTTGTTCCGCTTGTACTCCTTGAGCATCGCCTTACACGCTTTGGCTTCGTCATGCCGGGCAGAGTTGCGGATGTCGCCGTTCAGGCACCAGCCGAAATAGTCGTCAATGTAGATTACGGGCTCTGTCATAGGATTCAAAAAACTAAGTGGCCCCTTCACGGCGCGATATTGGCCGATTATTTTCTCAGCCTCTTTCATGGAGCGCGTTTTTTCTTCGCAATGATGCGAAAACAACTCCTCATAGGCGCCGCAATATGGGCAAGTTTCATACGCCGGTATGCGTTTCATGACTCATCCTCCCTATCGCCTCTTCCCTGTCCTTCGCCTTGATCGCCTCGACATCCTCCGGCCCGAACTCCGGCGTCCGTATCAACCCGTGCGTGTACAGCAGATCCCTGTAGTCCTTAGACACAAGCCAGCCCTCCCGCTTGCAGTCCTCGTACAGCGGAGTGCCCGGATAAGGCGTCGCGATGTAAATGTTCCGCTGATCAAGCGGGAGATGGTTCGCATAGTCCAGCGTCGTCCGCATGTCGTCATGGGTTTCGCCGGGATACCCGATGATGAAAAAGCCGCACGTCTTGATGCCCTCCGCCTTCAGGTCGTGGACAAGCGAAAACGCCTCGTTGAACGGCATCCATTTGCTTCCCAGCCGCATCAGGCGGGCCGTGGACGCGTTCCCCGTCTCGAAAGGCAGGGAAACACGCCAGCACCCCGATTGACGCAACCTCGGCACGAATTGGCGAAGTTCGCGGGCGGATATCCCGTTCGGCGTTGACCAAGCGATACCGCGCGCTCTCAGAGCCCGCATGATCCACGAAAATAGCCCCGGATCGCTGATTGCATTGTCGTCCTCGATGAAGATTTCCCGGATACCGGCGGCGACAAGGGCGTCAAGATGCGCGATGATCTTCGCTCGGGAGTAGTACCGCACCCCACCCCAGTACCCATTGACCCCGCAGAATCCGCAGTGACGGTCGCATCCCCGGGAAAACTCCATGGGCATCCAGCGGCCGGTAAGGGATTGCAGATCATGCGGCGCCCTCATGGACCAATACGGCGAGATGCGATCCACCGATACCGGAGGGTATTCGATGTCACTGAATACCTTCCCGGGGAAGAGAGCAAGCTCGCCGTCGCCCCGGAAGACTTGGTCCACCCCATAAGGCGGAGGAACGGCGGCGGCGTGAAAGCCCCCCGCGATAACTTTCGCCCCGGACATCGAAGCCATTTCGGCTACGGCCTCGTATCCGGCGTGCTGGATGGAGAATTGCGCCGAGATTCCGACAACGTCCCATCCGAGGCTGAGGACCGCCTCAAGGCCGGTCATCCCGTGGAGGTGGAGGTCAAGAGTCTGCGCGTCCCATCCCCATCGGCGGGCGTTGTGCTCGATGGACCAGAGGCCGAAGGGCGGCATGTAGGTGAGTTTCTGCGTCGGGCGCGCGGGCTCCGGGAGCTTGAGAAGGAGAAGGCGGTTACTCATGACCCGGTTTTCCGTCTGGCCAGTATTTGGAGTTATGAACATCCCCATTGCGGCACCATCCCCATCGATAACCTAGGTAGAGCATTTCCACCGGATCAGGAAATGCATCTCCGGCCCTTAACGACAAAAGTAAATCTATTGTCGGGTAGGATATTTGAATGGTTAATCTTTTAATTCTACCTTCCACCCCACTATATTCAGAATCAAGACTCGTAATCTGGTTATCCATCCTTTCCTCCTTGTGCTTCATCGGGCTAACAATTGCTTAATTAGACGTACCTGCTTAATGAATCGCAAACCCTTTCAAGGTCTGAAATATCATCGTCCTTTCCTTCCATTAATTCATCAACTGTATCTTGCAACTCTCTCAAATCGTCGCGGTCTTTTTCAAGACGTTTGATAATTTTCTGTAGTTGTATTCGAGCCTGTTTTATTCCGGCAACTTTCATAATTCCCCCTTTGCCAACTTGTCAGCGCAATCCGCCATCCTCATCCTCGGACACCATTCCGGCAACTTCCCTACGACCTCCCTCCTCAAGGTCGCGCACGTCCTGCGGCCGGTTATCGCGCTATGGGTATATGCGGGGCATTTCAGGGAGGAGCAGGTACGGTCAGTCATTTTGGACCTCCGGTTTTTCGATGAACTTGGTCAGCCTTGGAATATATATCAGATTGCATACTCCGGTTGGCCCGTTCCTGTTTTTCGCTACTATCAGCTCGGTAGGTATCTTGTCGTCTGTGCATTCCTTGTCGCGGTGCAGAAACATTACCACGTCCGCATCTTGTTCAAGACTCCGGCTCTCAGCGAGATTGGCAAGATTCGGCCTCTTGCCCTCCGAATCCCGGACAAGCTGGGAAAGCATTATGATCGGGATCTTCAATTCCTTCGCCATGCCCTTTACTTCCCGGCTTATGACGGCAACCTGTTCATGCCTCGGAATGCGCGGTTGTTCGGCGTCGATCAAGCTCATGTAGTCGATCATGATTATCTTGCATTTATCAACGTGGACCATTCGGCGGGCCTTTGCCTTGAGCTCTGATATCTTTATCCCGCTGGTTTCATCAATCCACAATGGCGCATTCCCTATCTCCATCATCGTGTCTTCCATCCGGGCAACATTGTTTTCGGATTTGTACAGGCCATTGTCTATTCCCCATGAATTATACCCGGTCATGCTTGCCAATATGCGTAGCTCAAGTTGTTTCGCCGTCATTTCCACCGAAAAGAACCCGGCCGGTATTCTGCGCATGACCGCGATATTCTCAATCAGGTTAAGCGCAAGGGCTGTTTTCCCCACCGATGGCCGCGCCGCGATGATTATATATTCTCCATCCCTGAAGCCGGTTATCCCGCGAAGTGACTCGAAATGGCTATCTACGCCTTTTATCTGGCCCCTCGTCTTGATATTCCACTGGACTTGTTCGGCGACCGAGTTTATATACCCTCCTGCGTTTTTATACCCATTCGCGCAATCTCCGAGAACCACGGATGAAATTTCATTCTCGATGCCGTTTGCGATGTCAATGCCTTTTTCTCCCAACTGCTCAAGTCTTGCCCTTGCTCCGTCGATTATCGCGGATGTCGCCCGCTTGACCGATAAATCCTTGACCATCTCCAAATAATGGTCAACGTTGGCGGATGTATAGGTCATCCCGGCAATCATGGCGATATCCGGGATCGCATCGGCGGCTCCTCTTTTTTTGGCCTCGGATGAAACCGCCTTCAGGTCGGGGTTGGTTCCGGCACGATGCAACCGGATGATGTCGTCGAACAAGTCGCGGTGAATCTTGCTTCCGAAATCTGCCGAGCCAACACGGGAAGAAAGCCGCTCTATCGTCGCCGGATCGAGCATGAGGGCGCACAAAACCATTCCCTCGGCCTCGCTGTTGAAAAAGTTCATTGCATGGCTTCCCATTCTTCTTTGGTCGCAACACGGTCCCATCCGCAATCCTTGCAACACCCCGGACCCAGCCGCTCACTCCCGCAGATAAGGCATACCCTTTTGGGTTTGACCGGCTCAACGACAGGCGCGGAAGCAGGTTTCTGCTTCCTAACTTCGTCAACCACCCATTTTCTGATAGCAAGGTCATCGCGCTTGTATTTGTAGCCCTTCATGGCCTTTGCGGTCGAAAGCGTCTCGATGCAAGCGACGGTAAACTCTTCTCCGAACTCGGAAACAAGAGAGAGCCTTTGAGTATCTGTCATGAGAACGTTCTTCTCTTTCCCGAAAATATGTCTTGGTTCTTCGTTTTTAAGGTTCTTCGGTTTTGGTGTTTGATCATTTACATTATCATTTACATTATCATTTACATTATCATTTACATTATCATTAGGTTCTTTAGTTTCATAACCTATGGTTATTTCTTTTTTAACCATAGGTTCTTTAGTTTCATAACCTATGGTTATTTCTTTTTTAACCATAGGTTCTTTAGTTTCATAACCTATGGTTTTCGGTCTTCCGCCTCTCTTCCCGTTGCTATATCTATCGTTATTGGCGTCTATCTGCGGCTTGATAAGTGTAAAAATATTTACTTCCATTCCAATGAGTTCAGTCTCTTCGCCTTCAATGGCGTACTTCATTATAGCCATAGACAGACGGCAAAACGATTCTTCCGGGAGCGTCTTTATCGCATCATAAAATGACCTGTAAAATACAAACGAATCTCTCATATATCCCTCGCGGAATTGATGATCTCGTGTTTTTCTGGAATGTCTGAATTTATGATTACGGCGAGCAAATCACCCTTGTCTTTTGGCCATATTTTGATTCCTCGGCTATTCATTGCGACGGCAAGCCTGAGAAGTCGATAGGCAAGGATTGGAGGGTATGTATCTATATCCATTTTTATCTCCAGAAAGGAAAAGCCCTTTAGTTCCCCGCGCTGGTGAGGCGCTGTCCGGCGTGTTCGCGCCGTAGGGAGCTAAAGGGCTCTTGCATTATCGCCCCGAACAAGACGATCGTCAACGGGTTACCATCCAGTTGACGCTTCGATCCTAGCACGCAAGCCGCCCGAAGTCAAGCGGGAGGAGGGCCGAATAGCGGAGGCGTGATTCAGGTCGGATCGGCATGGGTCGCCTCCTTGATCTCCTTCTCTGCGCATTCGCCGCAAACCCCGTACTCGTCGAACCCGGTAGAGCATGCGGCGCATATGTCGTCTCCGCACTCCGTGCAGTTGCCCCATGCGGTACCCTCGACGCATTCCCTTCCGCAACGGTCGCAAATAATCATGGGCGAGCCTCCTTGATCTGCCTGAACTCGACGACCCATACCCACGGGTTGGCGTCCCAGCCATAGCCGCGCTTGGCGTTGATCGAGTCCCAAATATTGCGGAAGGCATCGATATTCCCTGCGCATTGTGGAACCGGAGAAGTACAGGAGCAGGTCGCACCCTCGTTCCATGCGTCGCGTGAACTGATATCCTGCACCCGCTCGACTCGGACGGACACGACCTCAAGGATGATGCGGGCGTCTTCTCGGGGCATATAGATCGATGGGCGCCAATTAAGTGGCGCTTTGCCTGGCTCCCAGTGATAGTTCCCATCGCTGTCGGGCGTCACGTCCTTTTTCGCGAGTTCGTCGCACGTCTGAACCCAGTAGCGGTTGAACTTTTCTCCGTCGTCATCGTCGGGGATCGATAGCCATGGTGTGCGGGTTATTTCCGGCGAGGCTTTGTAGTCAACTGCTATTTGGCCGTCATCCATGCACCACGCGCCTATCCGCCACGTCTCCCGCACCCATAGCCGGTCGCCGGGCTGGCCGTAGGGGCAACGCGCCTTTATCTGGCCGGTTGCGCAGTATTTAGAATTGCTTTCCGGCACGATGGTGGCCTTCCCGCGATCCTTTTGCGGCTCGCAAACCCATCCGCCCCATCGATATCCTGACACCGGGAATTGCGTGATCACCCGACGCGTCATAGTTTTTCGTCCGTCAAGAATCGCCCGGACCATCGGGCCGCTGAACAGGATTGGTCGCTCTTTCACTTCCCCGCCTCCTTGATCTTCCGCTCCACGTCGGCGCGGCGCATGATGACCAGTTTCGGAGCTACGTGTATGTTAGGTTTGAAATCTCCAAAACACCTAGACTCACCTTTTTCCCACATACACACGTCCCCTATCTCCGGCCCCGCTTCCACGCTCCCGGCCAGTGGGGTTTTGCCAGTTCCTCCGCAGTCGGGACACTTGGAATTCGGTATGCGGTGTTTCTCATCATGGCCGCATAAAGGACAGCCGATACGCCCCATGTCCGTGAAGACAAGAGCGTATATAAATCCATGATCAGGATTGGTACAACGCTCTATCCCATCTCCTCCGCATGTGGCGCATTTATTCTCGGCGTCTTTCACCTCGACGAAATCCAGCTTTCCGACGTTCTCAAAGTCTGGATCGTACGGCCATGTTTCCTCTCCGCAGTCCTCCGGGCAGGCGTCGGTGTGCTCGTGGTAGTTTTCTTTTTGGTCGGTTTCGGTGAACTTTGTCCGGTGGGTTATCTTCGCAATGAACGACCTCCCGGACATGGCACCTTCGCCTATGCCTTCCTCGTTGTTTTCGGTTAGCCATGCCTTCGCTTCTTCCAGCGTCTCGAATGTATCATCCTCGTATGCGTCGGAATCGAATGCCAGCCAGTTTTCAGCGGGCATTTTCAGCCTCCTTATCAGCCTGCGGGGAGTTGACGAGGGCGGCGCGGCGATTCCACGCCTCAACGGCCTCTTTTTCAGAACTCCGATAGCCGCCTGCCGCCCCACAACCTCCATGCGTAATATCGCATACAACTTGCCACGCTTCGGAATGAGGGTACTTATAAATATCACCATGGTTGTCCGCCCAATCCTCAGACGCAGTGTAGATAATGGGCCGGTTAGCTCCGCAAAACGGACATGATTCAGGCTTTTCCATCAGTGGCCCCCGTAGCGTGCTGTTCATCCTCGGAAATCATCGCATCGGCCATGCGTCCGCAGAATAAGGCTATTCTATCCGTATAATTCTGTATGTCGGCGTCAACGCGAACCACCCCCATAGCCGCCATCTTGTATCGCTGGCGGACGGTCAGCCCGATTACCAATATGTCCTCATCCCCATGCCTATCCAGCGCCTCGTCAACGCGCACCAGCGCCGCTATGGCCGCCTCCGTGTCCTCGCCGCGCCATGCTTGCGCCAGTACCCGGCCTATGGCTTCCGTGTCGTGTTTCAGGCTCATGATATGGGTCTCCTTAAAGCAACCAGTACGTTGCTCAGGTCCATCGACGCGCGCTTAACGGCGGCGGATTCCTTGGAGCGAAAAATGTATCCGCTGGTCTTTACCAGTGCACGATAGGCAAACGCGGCGGCCCGGAAACGGTCGGTTTCCTTGATGGCTATTTCAACCTCGTCGATGGTCATGATTCCTCCTTGCTTTTCATCTCCGTTATTGTTTCTCTTAAGACATTTCCAAGGCCCAATATCAACGTATCAATTTCCCTGTAGATATTGATCGTCTGCAATTCGTTAAGCCGCGCCTGTCGCCGATACTGGATCTCCACGGCCACAAGCCGGGCGACGTTGGCGAGCGCGTCGAACGCGAGGGCGATGATCAGGATTGCGGCGATTCGGTCTGACATTCTGTAGCCTCCTTGATTTCTCGAACAATGGCCGCGCACGCCGCCGGGTCTCCCCCGCAGTTTTGGCGCGAGTTGCATCTTCCCGGGCAGGTCACGCGCTTGTTAAGCGGATGGTCGATTACCGCGGCCCCGTAGCGACGGCGGTTTGCTTTGGTCGCCGCAATGCAGTGTGCCAACTCGAACGCGCCGAACGCGACGGGCTTCCCGCACGTCTGGCAATGGCCCCGCGCCCGGTTGTAAAGGGCCTCGCGTTCGTCTTGAGAGGCGAAGCCTGCGCGGGTGATACCGTCAAACTTGGGGCGGGTGTCAGGCGGCCGCATTAAAATAAAAGCTCCGCATCCGTGGATTCTGTTTCGGGTAACGGACCGATAATTGTGCGTTTAACCTTTTCGTATTCAGATATAGTTCCGAGTTGATCAATCATGCCTTTGTACAAGCAAACAATACCCTGAAAAATAGCATACTTCTTAATCGGATCTATTATCCCGCTTTCCTTGAAAGTTGCCGTCATAGCTTTGGTAGCGAGAAACCACGGAAAGAATTCATGCGGGTGAACAGGAATAAGATTGATGGCTTTGCCTTCGTCATCAACTACATACCCAACGAAATAGCTACTCTGTGTTCGTGTTCTAGGTCCAAGTATTTCGTTGATTTTATCGGAATCTTGTATTGCATACACTAAATCGATATCGCTATCCTCTTTTGCCGTTCCGAACGCCTGCGAGCCGGTGATAAACCCATAGTGAAGCAATTTTGATAGCAAGCAACTTATTTCCATATCCCCTCCATCCCTTCAAGTATCTGGCTGAATTTGTCCGTGTTGACGCCAACCTGAATCATTTCGGCTATGAGCCTGTCCATCGTATCCCGGCGCTCCGACTTGCTGTAATCGATCCAGCTTTTAAGACGGCCCCGGACAATCTGTTTCAGCGCCGGGTCTGCGCGGACGGAGGCCGGTATGTCGGCGTATGTCTTGGCGTCCTTGATGACTGGCTTGCCTTTCACAATTTCGGCATAAACGAACGCCTCAAACCCTGCCCCCAACTTGCGCTTGATCATGTTGCGGAACTCGTCGTAGGTCGCTCCCTGATTGTACCCGGAGCCCTGATACGACCACGCCCCCGACTTGTAGTAGATATCCAGCACGGCGTGGAAAAGGCGGTTTTGCGCGCCCGTTCCGCAGGAGGCATTTTCCAGATTATATGACTGCCCCAGGACAGGCGCGTCCTTCGATGCGACGATGTAGGTTTCGTCCGGGGCGATCGTGATGGTCATTGCCTCACCATGGGATGTCGTCAGTATATCCGTCGTCTCTTGCCGCCAGGGCAGATTTAGCCGACGGGGTATTTGTCGCCGGTGATCCACTGGATGAGGTCGTTTGCTGGCTTCCAAGAAGTTGGACATCGTTGGCGGTGATCTTGACCTTCATCCGGTTCTGGCCGTCCTGTTCCCATTTGTCCTGGCGCATATCGCCTTGGACCGCGACAAGTTTTCCCTTCGTGAGATACTGGTTCAGGGACTCGGCTCGCTTGCCCCATAGATCGACGTCCCAAAAACTGGCCTCGTCTATCCATTGGTCACCCTTCTTGACCCGCGAGCTGGTGGCGACGGAGAAATGCGAAACCGCTTGACCGGACGCGGTGTATTTAAGCTCCGCATCTCTTGTAAGTCTCCCCACGAGTACGGCCGTTGATAAATCGCCCATTATTCCGCCTCCCTTGCGGCCTTCGAGGTTTCGCGGCCTTTCGCTGCCGCAAGCGCTTCCCGCATTTTTATAATGTTTTTTGCGTCTATTACTTTGTTTACGTTTTCGGGATGATCAAACCATCCGGCGTTTATGTAGTCGATGAGCGCCGCTTTTAGTTCGACGTATTCAGAGGGAGAAGACGCTTGCGTAATTGCGGGCTGATTTGGCTTGTTATCGGGTTGTATCGGCGGATGAGAATCCGCGTCCGGGTCTTTCGCTTCCTCGGTCGGGATGCAAAACACCTGAAAGCAGGCATACTTAAACGCGACCGCTAAGGCCTTGTTGCTTGCCTTGTCGGCAGAGTCCATACCCTCACCTATAATAACCGCCGATATGCTTGAACCGTCGTCGGCGTAAAAAGTGAACTTGATTTTCTGGATGGAGTAGAAAAGCGTACCTCCGCTTTTGGTCTGCTTTTCCATCCTTGTCGTTTCTATAACCTCCGGCACGATGAAGACTTTGTACTTTACGAGGATCGGCTGAATCTCGTTCATAACCTCGTCAACGCCTCGATACATGAATCCCTGCTGGGCATTCTTGCGAGCCTTTGCGATAGGTGATATTTCGCCCATGACGCCGGAGATTGCGGCGTAAATGTTCATCATTCTCCCCCTTCGATCTTGTCGTATTCGATCCCCTCGCGCGTCATGTACGCCCGGAGGTTGATCAGTTGTGATCTGGTTCCGCGGAACTCAAGGACGTACCTGATTATCGGATCTTTGGGCAATTCCAGCGCCTCGGCCGCGACGGACGCAACTTTGTCGGCCCTCACCTCGGCCACGGTATCCACCCGCAACTCTGCGGCCTGCGCCTCAAGGTGTTCCGCGTGCTTCCGCGCTTCCCGGTCTTTGGCTTCCTGCGCTAGGCGTTCCCGGTTGGCCTTAAGCCGTTGAGCGAGGGCCAGGGCCGCGCCGATGTCCAGCGAGTCAAGGTAATTCGCCTTGATGCTCACCGCGTCGGCCGGGTCAATCCCGATGCCTTCTATGGTGGATATATCGGAGTAGACCTTCTGGGCCTTGGCCCGCAGTTCGTCCTCGACGTCGGACATTTTCGCGCCCTTGTTCAGCCATTTGGAATCGAACAGGCGATCCAGCGGAACGAGGTCGAAGCCTGTCGCGCTGAAAAAGCCCTCTATCTCCCGGCGCTTTTCGTTGCGCTGGGTTTCCTCGACGGCCTTGACGATCTCGTCAAGCTTGGTCGAACCGATTTTCAGTTTTGACTTGATCCGTTCGGTGACGGCCTTGAATGCCTCGAACGGAGCCATCCATTCCCGCTCCCGCGTCAGCCGGTAATCGTTGACGCTGGAAATGAGCCCGTTGAATACGGCCCGGTCCTTTTTGGCCATGTCGGGATCATCGTAGTATACCTCTACCGAGAATTCCGCCATCCGCTCATCGATCTGTTTTTCGACCTCAAGAGCGTTTGTTACAAGCTCTCCCGGAGTCTGCACTACCTCAAGAGCAAAACTGCTAGCCTCTAACATCATCTCCCCCTATCATCGCGCTGATTGTTGTCCTCTCCCCCGTCCGGTCTATGACGAGATGCGCCCTTGCGCGGTCCGTCCCGATGATCCCCCGCGCTCCGGCGAGGATGTCCGTGATTGCCCCGTCGATATCGGCAGACGTCGCACCCGGGCCGATCCGGCGGAAAGTCGATACGGCCACATGACGGCATCTCCCGTCGCTCAGGCAGTCGGGCGCGGTCACCGTAGTGATGTCGTCCAGCCCGCAAAGGCAGTCGGCGGCGCTCATTTGCGGACCCACGCTTTTATCGCGGCTTCCACGTCATCCCATGCAATCATGGACCGCAAAAGACCAGCCTGAAATACTCTGGCGGCGTTGGCGGCGTTGGCGTAGGCGGCGTAGGCGGCGGCGTAGGCGGCGGCGGCGTTGGCGGCGGCGTTGGAGGCGGCGGCGTTGGCGTTGGCGGCGGCGTTGGCGGCGGCGGCGTAGGCGGCGTAGGCGGCGGCGTTGGCGGCGGCGTTGGCGGCGGCGGCGTAGGCGGCGTAGGCGGCGGCGGCGTTGGCGGCGGCGTTGGCGGCGGCGGCGTTGGCGGCGTTGGCGGCGGCGGCGTTGGCGGCGGCGTTGGCGGCGGCGTTCAACTGATCCCTTGTCGCATTCCCAGCGCAATACCGTTCGGCCACTTCGACCGCCTCGCGGCTTCTGGAATCGGTAAGCAAGTCCCACACCTTGCGACCATCATGCAATGGAGTCTCCCTTACACACTTGCACGCGAAAGCCCGCAGCCTGTTTGCGTCAAAGTCTATTTTTTCAAGGCCCCAAAGCATCCAATCAGCCCGCTGGCATGTGTCCCATGCCTCCCGCATATCCTTTGTGTCGGCGGCCCACATAACGGCACCATGACACGCATTTGTTTTTTTCAGCAACGACATCCCGGCCTTGTTCATGCTTTCCCCTTGTTTGCGTCCAGCTCCCTGAGCGCCTTTTCGTTGTCCTCCTTAGGGCACCTGCGCCCCTGCTCCCACTCCTCGACCGTGCGCCGGGATACCCCCAGCGCGACGGCAAGCACGGCCTGCGAAACGCAAAGGGCCTCGCGGATACGTTTGACCTCGGGTCCATCCATAAGTACCTCCATCGCCTGTATTATACGTCCGGCCGTCCGGCTTTGTCAAGCGGGATTTTGGCTAGAAAAGCTCACCTTGAATAAAAACATCGCGCCAACTGCACTTGACGGCGCCCGGATAGCAGATCGGGCAGACTGAGTAGAACATAGTAAAATCCCAAGATTGGCGATTGAGCGTTGGCTCGCAAAAAACGAATCCGCCGAATGCTCGATGCAGTACGCCGCCGATGACGACAGGACCATAAGAGGCGACACGCAATCCGTTACGATCTTCGTAGATCATTTCCGTGACGACGCCCCGACCTCAATCACCATCTCCCCCCGCCATACGTCCCCAGACGATGCGTGCAAAGCCCCGCCAGCAACGACGGCTTGAGCGGCTTCCCGGCGGGCTCCTCCAGCGTCTCAGCGACAAACTTCGGGGCGGGGTCCGCGATCATGCGCAAGGGCTCGGACAGGGCGAACCGGTGGCCGCATGAGTCGAAATACACGGCGCCCTTTTTGTAGGCCCGCGCCTTGGCACTGCGGACGACCACGGGATTGATGCCGATGGCCGTCGCCGCGGCGGTCAGCGATTCGTAGCGGACGAAGCCTCCGTCGTCCAGCAATACCCATACCGGGATGGACCGCGAGCACACGCCCTGCCCCTGCTTGCTTTTCCGCGTGCGCTTCATCTCGCACGCTCGATCAGCTCATCCAGCTTGGTCCCGTCATGGACTACGGCCTCAAGGGCGAGCGCCTGCTTGACGGCTATCTCGTATTCCCGCGCCATGTCCAGCGCCGCAACAACGAGGGGAGACGATTCGCCGTGGTCGGTCGCCTCATGGCAAAGGGTTCGGACGCGGGAGATGAGGGCGGCGGAATAGGTCATGGTTTACCTCGCTTTGGTGATTCTGTTTGCCTTAAGCAACTCATAAGGCGATTCATCGCAATCCTTTTGCCATTCTCTCCATTTGTAAAAATCTTTGGAGCGAACCGCCTTGACTTTCGCTTCTATCGCGCCTCTTGCCTCTACTTCGGTGTGATTACAAAAATATTCCCTCGGTCCTGACCCATCGTCCAATATAGGTACCTTTATCCACATTTCAGGACTGACCACGCTATAACGCATTAATGATCCTCCTTGCATAAGCTCTCGTCGATTCGGGGGCGTTTCGTACCCGCCCGCAGTTGTAGAAAAGTAGCGCCTGGAACCAGTTGCCGTAGCGGTCATGGAGTTCAGACAGGTATCCAAGCCCCACAGTCGCATTGTGCCGCGGGTCGTCGATGTCGAAGATTGCGGGATCTCCCGGCCAGTGGTTCTCCAGCAGGTAGGCTAGATTGTCCGGTCGCGTGTAGATCTGGACGAGGCCGCGACTGCAATACCCCTCTGCCGTCGGGCGGCTCCGCGCTGTTGCATCCCCTCCCGACTCCTCCATCACCAGCGCCCGCGTGACCGACCGCGGAACGCCGTGCGCATAGCCTATATCAAGCACTGCGGCGAAGGTCGCGTCATCGATGGGCGCGGCGGACAGAGCGGATGCGAGGAGGAGGAGCGGGAGGAAACGGGTCATTCTGCCCTTCTCTCCATTGTCTCTTCTTCATCGATCACATACCCAGCTCCGTGAATCCAAAGCCATGCGGTATATTCGTCTTCCTGCTTCCATGAGAGACCAGCCTCGCGGTCTATTTTTAGTTCCGCCTTGAACGCCGCGCGTGTCCTGCTGATCCAATTTACGTACTCATAAAAACACCCCTCGGGCTGAACGTGTATCCATGATAGAAAACGCTCGCTTTTATCCCGATGCTGGCTTATCAACTGCTCGCGTTGCGTCTGCGGGGATGGAGTATCTCTAAAAAGGTCAGCCTGAATCATTCCC